ATCATCATATGCTTCCTTTGGCTGTGGTAAAACCCAAGTGCCTATATCAGGAAGCTTCTCTCTCATATTTTATTTTATAAAATTATAAATTAACAAAGTTAATCACTATCCTTTGGTGGTAATATCATTAAACCATTACTAGCTTCTACTTGTAGCTTTTCTGTTTTAACAAGTCCTACTCTATCTAGTAAATCTTTAGCAGCAGTAAGCTTATCTTTCATACCAAGCTCAGTAGGTTCAACCATACCACTAACAATTGACATGGCTGCTCTAGGAGCATTTCTTGCCATATACAATTGAGTAGCTTCAACTATTTCTTCTTTAATTGTTTTAATGATTTCAGTAGTAGAGTTATTAGGGGAATACCCTGCTAACTCTTTTGCCCTAACAACATCTCCACCTGCCTCATCAAATAAGACATCAAGAAATCTTTGTTGTTTTTCAGTTAAGGTTTTCATGTTACCTTTCTGTAGGCTCTGGTTTTTTTGGCAACTTTAGTAGGTTGAGCCACAAATTGTTTGCCTTTTTTAGTTCCTTCTCGTTTTGCTCTACTAGTTGCTGCATATTCTTTTGTTGATAAGCTAGCAATTGCTTTAGCTGGAAGATACCTTTCTCCTGTAGCTTTATTGCCTTGTGTGCTAGGTTTTCCACTTTTAGTTCTCCATTTTTGTTTAGTCCATGATTTTAAACTTCTTTGTGATTTAGCTAATGCCATATTATTTTTTTCTTTCTTTAGTTTTTAGTTTCATAGCATTAATAAACTTTCTATATACAGCAGCAGCTTTTAATTTTCCTGCTGCTTTTGCCCTTTGTTCCATTGCTATTGCTGCTTGTATCTTGTGTGCATGAGTTTTACCACTTTTTTTAATAATTGCAACACTACGTTTAGCATCAGCCTCTGTAGCAAACTTTAAACCTTTAATTGTACCTTTAGGATTTTCATCTGTATACAAGTCAGAGTGTTTCTTAGATCCTTTAGGTTGCCCTTTCTTTCTAGGGATTCTAGCATTTGATGTCAACCTTTGTACCCACCACCTGCTTTTTTATATTTTTGTGCAACCATTTGGGCTTTTCTTGCCGACCATTGTCCAGGTGATCCACCTTTGCCACTCGCCTTAACTTGATTAAATATTCTTTTACGGAGAGATGGTTTCGTATAGTTTCCAGCTGCATTTACTGTACTCTTTGGTTTATTAGATCTTATTGCCATTAGTTTACCTCGTTATAACATTTTCTACTGCACCAGCTACTACTGCTGGTATTACAATTATAAAAAATAATATTAGCCCCATATGTTTCCTTATCTTAAAGGATCAAAAAACTCTTCAGTTGATACTGTTAATGTAAAATTACTAGTAGCTCCAGTTCCTGCAAAAGCTACTAACTGATCACCACTATGTAATGCTAACTGATCTCCATCTAATAAATTAGTAATAGAACTAGATTCCATTCTTAATCCAGTAACTATAGTATTATATGCAGATGCTGAATTATCAAACATCTGAACAGAAACTTGTTTGTCACCACCTGCCCCTGAACTAACTAGTAATAATTTAACTAAAGCTGTAAAGTTCGTTGGACATGTATACAAAGAAGTAGCATTGGCTGTACCAACAGTAGATGATATATTAACAACTTCAGTTACAAATTTACTACTGCTGTTATTTACTATTGGCATTTAAGTTTTCTTTTTCTTTTTCTTTTTACTAACACCAACAATGATTGTTAATGATGGCATCATAGTAGGTACAACAGTACCTCTTTCTGTTTTCTTAGTTTTTGGTGTCTTGTTCATAATATAAATTATTAAAAGTTACTTCAGGGTCTGTATAACTATCATCTTGTTCTGCACAATGTATATATTGGCTAGGTCTAAAATCAGGTGCTCCCTCACCAGTAACCCAATATGCAGGGCTTGTTACTCTAACTCTATTGTTAGGTAAAGCTACTACATTACCTTTCCATTGCCCTTCAGTAAGTATCATTACATGTGATTGTTTATGTTGTGCTGGATCATCTGCAACCTGACTTTCTGTAAAGTCTACTGTAAACAAATATCTAGCTTTATAAAAATCTCCATCAATCTTACAAATCCAAGGGCTAGGATTAGCTCTAGCAAATCTAACAATACTGTGATAATGTGATGGGCAATCCCAAGGTTGAACTAAATGAGTAGGCATACGTTCAGGCCACTCTTCTAACTCTATATCCCCTACTAAAGCACTAATGGGCATTCTAGCCCACATAGCACCCCCATGTACATTCTCCTGACTACCATCATCAGCTTCACATCCTGTAAACATTACCTGAAAACTTAAACTTCTATCAGGCATTGTATTTACAGCCATAACTATTGCATGTACAAATTCTCCATGATAGTTATTGTGTCCATTAGTAAACTCTTTTCTTACCCAACATTTAAATAGTGGAATGTTGTAATCACTTAAATCACTTATCAGATAGGCCATAAAAACTTTATTTATTTCTATTTTTACTTCTGTTATTAGCAGCACTCAATAAAGAAACAAATTTAGGTTTTCCATCTTTCTCTATTTTAGCTTTTCTCTTAGCTTTATCTCTAGCTAAATTATCTTTTATTTTTGCTATTCTATCTGCTTTTTCTTTAGCTTTTTTTAATTCTTTTTCTTTTTTTCTTGCTTTTCTAGCAGCAAGGTTTGTAGCAGTTTCTTTTTTAATTCTTGCTCTCATCTGAGCAAGTGTTTCTCCTTTATTAGCACTAGTAGATGCACCTATTCCTCGTTTATTTATTTTAGCTGCTTCTGCTTGTAGTTTAGCTGCTTCTGCTTTTAGTTTAGCTGCTTTATCTTTAGCTGCTTTATCTGCTTTTATTTTAGCTGCTTTAGCTAATCTAGCTTTTTTCTGAGCAGCAGTTTCTGCAACTTTAGATGTAGTAGTTGATTTTATTCTTACACCAGCACCAGGATAAGATCTAGTTGCTACATTATAGCTACTTGATGTATTATCTTTAGCACTAATACCTGATCTTGTTTTTGTTTTAGTAAGTTTTTCACCTGCCTTTTGATAATCACTCTTTCTTTTCATAGGTGTTTTATCTTCATTTTTACTAAATCTACTTTTTACTTTAGATCCAGATTTTTCTGAAAGAGCATAGCCACCTGCAAAAAGTTTTTTCATAGCTACACCACCTGCTGCATAACCTTTTTTGTACATAGCACTACCACCTTTTGCCATTTTGCCAACTCCATCCATTGCGAATGAAGGCATCATCTTGCCTGTCTTTGGATCTTTTGCCATAGGCATCCCACCAGCAGCCATCATCTTCTTTTTCATAGTGCCACCTGCCGACATCATCTTTTTTTTCATGCCTACACCTCCAGCAGCATAACCCTTTTTTTTCATGTTGCCACCAGCAGCCATCATTTTTTTCTTCATCATGATCGTTTCAATCCTTTAACGTGTTTTTGAGATTTAGGGGGAGTCTTCTTACTTCCTGTAGGGCCAGACCATAAACACTTATTAGCCCAATACGCAGCACTAGTCTTACCTTTTGCTATGTTCTTTCCATGTCTTGCTTTAAAACTTTTCCTAGCTTCAGGGCTATAGTTATGCCCCATAGATGCATCACCAAAATGTATTACCTTATATTTCTCACCATCTTTGATTAACACCATCATCTTCTTACCAGGTCTAGAAGATCTCTTACAAACATTTAACTTTGTAAAGCCCATCTTCTTGTACCTGTCAGGTATAGCCATTTACTTATTCCATCCTTCTGCTCTCATAGCAGATTCAATTTGTTGTAAAGGATATGTATGACCTGTTCTTTTTCGTAATGCAGATCGTACAAAGAATACATCACTATGCGGTATATGAAGAGTGTCTAGTCTATTTTCTTTAATAGCTCTATAAAAATCTTCTAATACAGAATTGTCATTTAGGTATACTGTTTTTCTTTTATTAGTCAAGCTAACAGACTTTCTTTAGTACAGATATTTATTTAGGTATTTGTTTAACACTCACTATAAGTGTTATTTTATTTTAAGTGATATATAGTTATAAGTGATACACTTATAGTGATATCACCTTTGCCGTCTGTTAGACTCTATTATATCCATAAATTTAAATCTGTCAAGGGGTTATATGAAATTATTATTAAAAGTAGATATGCCTAGTTTAAAGACTATTCCTG